CAGAAACCGGAGATCTTCAAAAAGATGCTTTAAATGCGTTAAACAAGCACAAACAGTCGCATCTTCTTACACCAGGCCCATTTGTTACTGATGCACACCAGTGGACCAACCTGGCATTGAAGCGCATGATCCGGTGGGCTGCTGATAATAATTTTGACTCTATTGCTTGGACAACCGGAAAGCAACAGGCTAAACGCTATGACCTGAGTAAACAGATTGATTCTGTTACTTATGACCCTGAGTCTAAAAAATTATATGCTTACAGGAAAGATGATTATGAGCCTGTTATTAGGGGACAAGTTGTAGAACCAGAAAATTTGGATGATTATATTGGGAAAGAAGCAGCAAAAAAGTTGCTTGATACAAAATTGAAAAAAATGCCTGAACGTAAACTTCATCCGAGTCGTATTGAAAGTCCTACTTTTTCCGGGGATATGATCCCAACTCATATTTTAGAAGGTCAAGAACTGGAAGTAGGTGGTGAAGGAATGGCAGGATTCTATGATGATATTGTAGTGAACCAGGCTAAGAAAATTGGCAAAAAACATGGTGCGAAGGTTGAGAAAGGTACTGTTTTTACAGAATCTGGCCCCACTAAAACCACACCTGAAGAAATGAGAGAATTTATTGAAAGTGGTCAGGATGTGGAGATAATGGAAAAAGCACTTTTAGACACTGGAGAAGGCCGAAAAGTTTGGACAATGAAGTTGACAGACAAACTCAAGAATGCTGCAAAAGAAGGATTACCTTACTATGCAATCATGCCCCCAACATTGCTTGCAATCGGAGCACAAGAAGAACGACAAAGTTTATTGGAGTGACAAATGGCTAGAAACATCAGAAGAAGAAATAGACCCACACAATCCCAACCAGGGTTACTGGATTATATCAGTCAGGGATGGGATACACTTCTGGATACCGGGAGTCCATTCCTCTCGCCAAACCACCCTGCAACAATTGCCTCCCGGAATATAGACTGGGACAATCCTAATGATCCTAATGATCCATATACCAATGAACAATTGGAGATAATTGCAAATTCCATTGGAGGTGGTTCCAATATGCCAAGTGGTCTTCTTGGGGGTGTTCTCAGAAATACTAAAAGGCTCCCCATTAAAAAGGGTGCAAAAATAAAATTTAAGGAAGGTGAGTCAATAGTTGCAAAAAGTCCTTTTTGGGAAGCAGGAAAAGGAACATATATTCTTACCAAAAATCCATCAAAAGGTCAGAATTGGAAGGAAGGTAAACCAAGTAGTGACTGGACTGAAGTTGCGACTGACATGTCTAAGGCCCCCCAAAAAGTTGCGAAACCGGAAGGTAGTTACAGGATTTCCCATATTGCGGAAGGTAATTCGGGTAACCCAGAGGCTTGGGGTCATAATTCATTTTCTTCATTCCCAAAAGCCTATAAAGAACTTCAGAAGAGGGGGACAGATCTTGAGCACATTAAGTGGAGTGATACACCTGTCATACCACCTGCTTATATACAGGGAGGCAGGAATCTTGTAGATGAAACAGGTCTTTTTAACCTCAATAAGGGTGGATATCCGAATGTACCTCAGACTAGGGGGGATGTTTTCCGGCCTCTGACCCAAAATAAGGAAACAGATGAGATCCTGAAAATATTCAACTCTCCAAAACAGCAGAAACATCTGGAGGAGTGGTTTGAGGCAGGTGCAAAACAGGGTGGTCTGGAATGGTATAACACTAATCATCTGAAAAAGTTTGCAATTGAGCAATTTGGTGATGATTTGGGACCTAAACTCTATGAAAGATTCCTGAGATATAATGCTGCACTTTCTCCAAATACAGCAGTTATTCCAAATATCAGACAGGCATCTTACTGGAATACCCTGGATGAATTAAATGTCCCATTTGTAGATCAAATTGCAACAAGAACTCTTGCTCCAATTCCACCAACATATGGAAGGATGGGGTTGCAGTCAGTAAAAGGTTTGCTTGCATCTGCAAAAGAAGCAACAAAAGGTCCGGTTATGGTTGGTGGTAAGAATATTAAGACTGCAGGAGTACCCCAGTATGCACATCATCTGCAGACGATGTTCCCAATTGGCGCATCAAAAGTAAACAGTTTCTGGGAGAATCTTCTGGGTAATTTATCCTCTGCCACATTAGATGCAGGGGCTATGAGAGCAATTGCAGGTAAATATGGAGGAGTTGGGAAACAGGCAGATAAACTCAGGACATCTGCTTCAAAAGAAATTTATGCTGCAGTTGAGGATGAGTTTGCCAAGTTTGCAGAAAAAATGGGTGTTGCACCTGCACAAGCCCAGGCTTCAATCTGGGGTGGTGCCTCAAAATATACTGGAGTTGGTAAGGCACCAGTGGGACTACCGGAGGGTGCAACCTGGATGGAAATGTTAATGTCAAGAGTTAATAAAACTGCAATGGAAACAGGTAAGTCTCCCAAACATGTTCTGACTGAAATGCTTAAAGGGAACCAGGTGCTAAGATCAATGGTTGCACCACTGTTAACTACAGGTGCAGTTGGTGGGTTATTATCTGAAAATGAAGATATGTAATGGACCAGGTAGACCAGGAACTAAAAGACTCCCAGAGAGCAAAAGAACTGCTGGATGATCCTCTCATCCAGAAAATATTCCAAGAATTAGAATCCAAATATATTGATGCCTGGAAGGAATCAGACCCAAAAGATCGTGAGGGCCGGGAAGTCCTGTTTCAACTTCAATGGGCAATAGGACAGGTTCGGTCACATTTTACTGTTATAATGGAGAAAGGCGAGTTTCATAAATCTGCTTTAAGTAGGTCTATGAAGCGTAAATTTTAATTTAATTTTGGGAGCAACCTATGGCAGAAGCAACAGGACTCCAACAGGCAGAAAGTGTTTTTCAGTCGATGTTGTCCGGTGAAACCGATACACAACAGCAGTTGGAAGGAGAAGTACCAGAAGAAGCAGAAGCAGAGATAGAAGCAGAAGAACCGGAAATTGAAGCAGAAGCAGAATCTGAAGAGATCGAAGCTGAAGAAGATCAACAGGAAGCAGCAGAACAGGAACCTGATAAGTATTACCGGGTAAAGTTAGACGGTGAAGACTATGAGGTCACCCTGGATGAAGCTCTTGCAGGTTATCAACGGCAGCAAGATTATACAAAAAAAACGCAAGCAGTAGCAGAAGAAAAAAAGCAACTGCAAGCGGAACAGGAGGCAGCCCAACAAGATAGGTTGCGTTATCAACAGAATCTGGAACATTTGGTCCAGCAACAGCAAGCCCAACAACCGGTAGAACCCGATTGGGATGCATTGTATGAATCAGATCCTCTTGAGTGGATGAAACAGAAAGAAGATTTTCGTTCACAAAAAGAGAGAAACTTGGAGCTACAGCAACAGCATTTTCAAATGCAACAGCAGCAGCAACAAGAGCAAGAGCAACAGATGCACCAGCATCTTGCGCAACAGCACCAGACATTAGTTGATGCGATACCGGAATGGCAAGACCAAAAGGTGATGCAACAAGAGAAAGCTCAGATTCGTCAGTATGCCGTTGATACTTTAGGCTATTCTGCTGAGGAAATTTCTCAAGTGTATGATGCTAGAGCAGTACAAGCTCTGAGGCATGGAATGATTGCAAGTGGGTTACAGGGTAGAGGTAAAGTTAAACTTAAACCTGTAGCACCAGCAATCCGATCCGTTACACCAGGTTCTGCACCGGAGCAACCCAGGAAGCAAACTTCTGTTCACAAAGCAAAAATTCGCTTAGCAAAATCGGGCAAAATGTCTGATGCTGCTGAGGTATTCAAACAACTGTTGTAACAATTAATTAAAAGGACAATATGGCAAAGGTCACTAATGCTTTTGACACATATACCTCCAAAGGCAACAGGGAAGATCTTTCGGATGTGATCTGAGATATTTGGATCGTAACTGGGTGAACTGCTGGGATATCTTACCAGGTAAGGCTGGAGACAATCAGCATCCAAGACTGTGAAGTGCAATAGTAGCAGTAAGGTTCAACGACTAGAGAGTGAGCAGCACAAGCGATAACCTCTCCACGAGCGCCCAGCACCATAATGGTGATGATATAGTCTGAGCAATATAGAAATATATTGAAGTAGTAATTAAAAAAGCTACGATAACAAAACTGATAATATATCCCCGGAAGAGACTCCTTTTGTCAGTATGGCAGGTAAAAGGTCAGTAAGCTCAACTTTATTTGAACATTCTACGGAGAGTCTCCCGGCAGTGAGCACTACTGCTCAACTTGAGGGAGATACGATTGCTGCTGCTGCATCGAACAATACAGTTCGTAACAGTAACCAGTGTCAGATTCTCTACAGAAGTGCTGCTGTAACAGGTACTGAAGCAGCAATTAATCGTGCAGGTGTTGCAGATGCAATGGCACATCAACTCAGTATTATGAGTCGTGCATTAAAGCGTGATGTTGAAAAACTCATGTTAGGCAACTCTGTTGTTAATACTGGTGCAGCCGGTACTGCAAGAGCAACTGCAGGTATCCTGGCAAAACTTGCTACTAATATTGATAAGCACTCAGGTGGAACCAACCCTACTGCTGCTCAGGCTGCAGTTGGCTCAACCGCAAGGATAGATGGTACTGAACGCGTCCTGACTGAAACACTTCTGAAAGTTGTCTTGAAACTCTGTTTCGACAATTCGGGAGATGCGCCAAATCAAATATTATGTTCAAGTGCCGAGAAACAAATTATTAGCGGATTTGGAGGTCGTGCAAGTGCTACGCAAGTTGTTGCACTTCCGTCAAAAGCGGACGAAGTTCAGGCCAATGTATCTGTTTATATTGGGGATTTTGGAACGTACGCAATTCAAGCTGATCGTTTCATCCGGGGTGATAAGGATATCCTCTTGATCAATCCAGAGTACGTTAAAATTGCTCAACTCCGGGCTTTTGAGACCCAAGAAATTGGGAGAACTGGAGATGCCCAGGGCAAATATATCGTCTGGGAAGGCGGTTTGCAGGTGGATAACGAACTAGCTCATGGGCTGCTCGCAGATTGTAAACCATCATAATTTAACCCTAAACTACCCCTCTTTCGGGAGGGGTACCAACCATTGATCTGGAGAGAGAATGGATAAACTTGCCAAAAACATCATCACTTATATCTAATGAATCCGGTGTCCAAACTGCTATCCATACAGAAGATGGAGATGGGACTTTTCACGTTACAAAAAAGCAGGATGTACAAGCAACATTAGATTATACTAAATATCTCAGAGAGCAACCGATTGACAGGAAAAATGAAGTCAGACATGCTGCTGAGATCCCACCAGTAATTGCGGCCCAACTGAGTAGAGATGGGATTCTGCATGATAAAAAACGATTACTCCAATGGCTAGACAGACCAGAAAATAAGTTATTTAAAACAGTAGAAGGGAGACTGTCATAGATGGCAATTTCAACTAAAGCAGAATTACATACTGCAGTAGCAAACTGGCTAAATCGGTCAGACCTGACAGATAGAATCCCAGAATTTATTACACTTGCAGAAGCATCTTTTAATCGTAATCTCAGAACCAGGGATATGCTTGTCAGGAGTACTGCATCTGTAACATCCCAATATGTTGCCATTCCAACCGATTTCCTGGAAATGATGAATATTGAGATAACTTCAATCTCTCCACCAAAACGACTGATTTATATAACTTCAGACAGGTCAGACGATTATCGGGAAAAAAATAGTAATAAAACCGGTACTCCTGATTACTACACAATAGAAGGTATTTCCATCCAATTATTCCCAACACCAGACACATCACTAACTATTCAGTTAAGCTATTATCAGGATATCCCACCTATTTCAGGTCTGGCAGATTCAGGTAATAATTGGTTATTATTGGCACATCCAGATGTTTATCTTTATGGGACATTAATGCAAGCTAGCCCATATTTAATGGACCAAGAAAAAACTCAAATGTGGGATGGATTATTAGCAAGATCAATGCAGGAACTACAGATGTCTGATGAGAAAAGCAGGTATGCAGGGGGTACTTTAAACATGAGACCTAAATATATTTATACATGAATGAGACTTGGACAGCAGACCCACCGATTGGCACGGTATTATATGGGTCTGGGATTTATGGTGAATTTTATTTTGGATCAGGTACATCTGAATGGGTTGATAAAACATCATCTTCAGTAACCTGGTCTGAACAGACTACAGACACAGTAACTTGGACGGAGCAATAAAGTGGCAAATACATTTACGGATAATTATAATTTCATAAAGAGTGAAATAGGTGGCGATAATGCTTCCTGGGGTACAAATCTCCATACATCATTAACCAATGCTGATACTGCATTAGCAAAAAAAGTTGAGGACCAGTTAATTTCTGGTATTACATCAACTGCTATTCTCCTGAGT